ACCACATGTATCCGGTTTTATCTTTTTGAATGCAGTAAACCCGCCGGTTACTTAACCCATCCTCCACTCCGAGATATCGATACGTCTGCGCGACACAAATTAGAGGAAACAATAAGATTAGAAAAAGCCATTTTTTCATACAAATAGGACTTTTATGGGTTATTGAATCTTTAGTGAGGGGGAAAGTTTGACAAAATTAAGAAGATTTTTCGACACTACAAAATTTTAGGTTAAGATAACGGTGCTCTCAAAGTGAAGTATACAGGAGCTTTCGCAGCTATTTGTATATCCTGTTTATTTAGGGAAATTAAGTTGTAATATGCAGACTTTGGGTATGGAAAAGGAGTTAAAACAAGAGGCTGTTACTTTATAACAAATAACAGCCTCCGTTTCAATGATAGAAAGATATCTTATTTAGTCTTCTCTTCTACCCATTTGCGGGCATTGACAAATGCTTCTATCCATGGAGTAATCTGATCGCTGTTCTTACGGTCAGCAGGATAGCAGCCATTCTGCCACGGGAAGATAGCACGTTCGAGGTGAGGCATCATTGCCAGATGGCGGCCGTCGGCGCTGGCAAGACCTGCGATAGAATAATCGGAACCGTTCGGGTTGCCGGGGTATTCATCGTAGCTGTATTTTGCCACTACGTTGTATTGGTCTTCATCGTAAGGCAGAGAGAATTTACCTTCTCCGTGAGCCACCCAGATACCCAGTTTGCTGCCGCTCAATGAGCCGAACATTACACTGCGGTTGGTCGGGATTGTCAAGCCTACATAAGTCGATTCGAATTTATGTGAGTCGTTGTGCAGCATCTTGCCTTTCTTTTCGTGTTCCGGATTGATAAGTCCCAGTTCCATCATCAGCTGGCAACCGTTGCAGATACCCAGTGACCATTTCACGAATTTTCATATTCTGAAAAGTAACCTCATTTCCGAGCCTTATCTGCTGAATAGCATTATTAATATCCTGACCTTGAGTTTCTGAATTAGTTTTATTCGTATTCGCTTTTATAGCCTCAATCTGTGCTTCATTCATACGTCTTTGTTGTTCTTTATCTAATATCTGTTGCATCGTCTGTCCAAATGAACGCTTCGAAAGCATAGCTGACATATCAGTAGGCTCACTGGGAGCTCCAGAAGTCATTTCAGGAGAACCAGCAGAATTACCTGTTGTTCCTTGGCCATACATGAGATCAGGATTCAAACCAGCTTGACGCAAACGAGCCATTTGTGAAGTAGGAGAGTTATAATCATTTTCTCGCTGCCATTGTTCTAAATTCCATTGATTCTGTTGACGCGCAAGCATTAAATTATATTCACGATTTAACTGATTTTCTCGTTTCTGCGCTTCTATCTGTTTATTAACTACTCTATTTTGACCTATTGCACCTGCAATTGATCCTATTAGGGAAGAGCCAGCATTAATTACTGATCCACCGAATTTTTTCCAAAATCCCATAATATTCTATTTTAAAATTATGCGCGCACGCGAAAACGCGCGCGCGCAACTAACAAAAAGGAATTATTTATTTTTTGAATTTGCTTCAATCTGTGCAGCAAATGCTTTTTTTGATGCTGTCCGAACTTTATGACGAGCATCCTGTTGGGCTTGCCATATATCTGCCAGATCAATTCCTCGACAACGTTCTATGGGTACATCCCAAGAGGGATTTTTATCACCGTCAAAGAAATTAGAAGTTACATTCTGATTGTCAATTGGGATACCTCTTTTCCAAAGATCATACATATCGCCAGTTGTATAGGCAAGATTAGGCTGTGTGCATAATTCACCTTCTTGTCGCTCACAACGACACAAATTAAACTTATTAAAATTCTTATTATCTTTAAATCGTCTCATAATCAATTAAATTAGATAGTAAAACATGATTGCTTTTTAACAAACATTGATTAACAATTCTCCGAATTGTTAATCTATGTTATTTAAAAAGCTGTTATTCAAGTCTCGGTATTCCAAACATAGGTATAGGTCGCTTAGCCTTTACATCAAAATATATCTGGCCGAGAATCTTATCGTCTTTAACTTCTCCTGTCTGTTCATCTACTATATTAGTAGCAAACACATCATTCAATTGAGTAGGATCAACCAAAAGGAAAGATTTCGTAAGTTCAGGTTTAAAATCAAAAACCCTATTCATCAAATAATTACGCAAGGTAGAACGGAAAAGGCCATGAACTTCATCTGTACGAGCCAAATAATCATACCACGCACGTTGATAACCAAAAGTGCCATTAAGATCATCCTTAGCATTAAATGTCTGAACAGGACAAACTTCATTATAACGAATAGGCTGATAACCTATATGTCCGAACTCGGGGAAAAAGTAATCTAAAACATTACGCTTGATAAAGTGTTTCGGAAGCAATTGCGAATAATTAGGAACAGGCGCTACTGAAAAGATACCAATTATATAACCATGTTCATCGCAATAATGCGATATATTATGATTACTTGTACCTACACAAGTGGCTTGACCAGCATAACTACCTAATGGACTATCAGCTACATCTGCCGAAGTCTGTGTGACCATACGTACATCAATAGTTTCAGAACAACCGCCGATAAATTCGGGCATATCAAGCTCATCATAACGAATATCTACATTAAAATGTGCTTTTATCTGATCTTTTAAACGGAGGCCTTTACGCATGTTATTCTCCAACCAACGTTGCAAAGAATTAACATTACGAAGATCATTAATCGAAATTCCCGATGAAGCCATATCTACCAAAGCTCGAAGATTCCCAGCGGGCATATTTGGAGATTCAACAGTAAATCCTGTTAACGTTTCTCCGTCCTCTGCAAACTTAGCTTGAGCAGTAAATACTTCTCCGTCCTCTGATTGAAATTTCATTTGACCATTAGAAGAAATACCAACAAGGGGAGCTTGACCTTGTTGTGGTGATTGTACAGCAGTAGTCAAAAAATCCTGCTCCCAATTACGGTAATGTAACTGATAAGGTGTAGTATCACGACCACCGTCCTGTGTTTCAAGATACTTATTATATTCAGGTTGACCATCAATCATAAAAGGATTGTTACGAATATCACGATAAAAAGCATTATAAATAGTTTCTATACCGCGAGGTACTAAAGCCGAAATCTTAAGACCGTTAGGATTAGCAACACTGTCATAATAAGGTGAATTTTCGGGAGAAAGTCCTTGAACAGGAGAAGTTAAAAGAGAAATAGAAAAAGAAATTAACAACTTAGATCCAAAAGTTGAAGGAGCAGAGGAACTCATTTCACCATATACAATGCCGTTGGGATTTGTCCAATTAGCGGGAGGTGTGCCCTGTGGTTCAGGAGTAGGAGCAAAAAGATAAAAAAGAATTTCAACATCATTATCGTCGGAAAATTTAGATAAAAGATCCGAAAGAACAGAAGAACTAGAAGTTGCATGTAAATGTAACGTCTTAGAATTATCATTATATTCGGAATCAATATGAAAATATTCATTACGAGGATATTGAACATAAATTAAATGATTTTCTAGGTTTGTATCGTCTTTTTTATTAAAAGAAACAACAAAAATAAAATTATCGAGAATACGCTGCAATTCAACATCAGAAAAATTAACAACATCACCAAAGGAGTAATCAATATCAAATCGAAAACCCGATTTTATTTCAGAAAATTTAAAAGGAATAGCGGACGGGCCAGAGTTAGTACCAGAAAAAAAACAAGACAAATTTGTACGAACACTTTGAGAAGTGTAACTACCTACAAAAGGTGTAATGGCATTCACAGGTTTTTCAATAAGATATTGATACATTGCTTCTACATCAGGAACATAAAAAGATCCAGACGGGTAACCATCGTCAACATCAGAAAAACAAGATGCCAAAGGAAGTAAATCAGAATTATACACAGAAGTACCATAAATTCCATACTGATTGACGGGAAGCCCTAAATAATCACCAAGACCTCCAACAGAAAGAAAATCTTTATAACGACCATTCATATCTAAATAAGGAGGCTCAACCTCTTTCGTATTAGCTATAAAATCAGGGAAGTCTTTCCAAAGATTTCGATTTCGCACATAAAAGAAATGTAAGTTAGCTCGCATTCTTGTCTGAACAGGGAATACCATAGGCATGAACTCAAGAGCAAATGTCGGTTTAATTTTAAATGAATCACCAGGCAAAACTTCTTGAACAAAAGCAGGATATAACTTACCAAATTGCATGGT